CAAGTTGACTTTACCGCTATATGTTGTAGAAATACCGGATACTCCTAGATTAGTAATAGGGTCATTTATTATATCTGTCCAAGTTTCTAAAGCAGTTCGGATGTCGTATGCTTCGCTGTTATAAAAAGTTGTCGATAATTGTCCAAACGTCATCTCGCCAGGAAGTTTGATTGTTCTACCAAAATATTGTTTTTCTATTGGTGCAACAGTCAAGCCAGGTATCTCGGCAGTAAAACATTTACTTATGTGGTCAGCTGGTATAGTAACACCTGAAGGCGATGTAACTACTTGCACCTCAAATAAACTGGGACGAGCTCCCCCTAATTTGAGAGCTCCTTTAAAATCTGAAATAGATCCGTATGCCATTTAATTTCTCCTAATCTTGTTGTAATTATTTATATCAAAAATATTAAACAGCACCAACGACTTCGGAGAATTCTACACCACTTCTAACAGCAACAAAGTTGAGTTGAATGAAATTGATAGCACGTGAAGGTTTGATGAAAATGTCTCCCCTAAACGAATTGGTATCAACAACCTGAGCGGTATTGTTAGAAGCATCACACACGACCCTAAAGTCTTGTATTCCACCTCTACCCTGAATGTCTCTCAAGAAAGGTTCTACCATTGCAACAAACTGTGAACGTGTGAACTCATCGTTGAATTCAAACATCTGAAATTTAGCAGCGTTTGAAATTGCTTTTTCCAGAAGAATGAATAATCGTCTTACGTTGATTCTATCAAACGCAGATGGTTTAGTTAATTGTGTCTTATCTCCAAAAAGAATTGTTCCTTCGCCTGGAAATGAAACAACAGGATTGACTTGTGCTTGATACAACTTATCACGTTCCGCTTTCTTAGGATTGTAAGGAAGTTTTACCACACCTTTAATTTGACCTCTAGTAAAACCAGCGGGGGAAAAGAAAGGATCACGAACTTGATCTGTTTGAGCACAACATCCAGCTGTATCACCATTTAATGGAACATATCTGAATTTATCAACGTGTTTGTCAAACTGATACTTATATCCAGAATCCATAACAGCGTAAGAGGAATTCTTATTGACACTATCTCTAAAATCAATTACGTTATCTGTAGCAGTTGAAGAATCTGTTACACCAACAACATCTGCTTTTTCAGGGGAAAAGAAAGCAACGCAATCTTTTCTTGAATCTGCGATGTTATCAATAACGTGTCTTATGACTGTTGAACTGTGATTACCACACATTACAAGTGAAAGATCTACATCTTCAGCAGATGCCATTAGGTCATATGCACGAATAATATCGGCATCTGAAGGACCTGTTCCGTCTGTTCCACCATTAAAACTAAGTGACAATGGAAATGATGCATTTTCAAATGTATCTTGTGTTTGTGCTCCACTAGCATCAGCTGATGCACCCCAAGCACGGAATGTAGCAGTTCCGTCAGTAACTAATGTTCCGTTACCAGCGGTATCGTTACCAGCTACTGCAGAGGCAGTAGTTCCGTGAGCACCCATTGTTGGATGGTCTAACCACCACACATATTTTGAATACTTATTGATGTAATTCTTGTAGAAAACATCTTCACCTTGATCATCTCTTGCTCCACTTGCAACTGACATATTAGCGTGTGCTTCTAAAACCTCTCCTTTTGTTCCTGACCAATCACCATTTTCATCGATAATAGCAACGTGAATTTCATCTTGTGCCATATCTTTGTCATCAGCAAAAGTGGAAGTCGTTGGAGCTCCTGTACTAAACGCACCTTTGTATTCCCATTCTCTTGCGATAGCAGCGGTAGCGTTAGTACCGTTGAATTTCGTAGAAGTTCCTATAACCGTATTTGATGTGATAGAATTAACTCTGTGTGATTCTCCACCAATTACTATTGTATCACCAACAACAAACTGTTTGTCGAACATTGTTCCTGTTCCTGTTACAACTTTTGAATCAGCGGTAGTTACAGCTGTTCCCTTTATATAAGTAGAAGTTGTCGAAAATGCAGAACGTTTTATTACAGTAAATGATTTGGCTGTCGCATCAGCTGTATCGGATGCACTTGTTGCAAATACTGAAGCAGTATTTAGATCAGAAATTGTGGAAACTATATGGTATCCTACTTCGTCAGTAATTGAGATAGCATCTCCAACTCTCAATTCATCTAAAAACAAAGAACTTGCTGTTCCTTCTAATACACCACTTGAAGCAGTCCAAGTTACTGTGCTTGTTCCTGTAATAGAAGGTCTATCAGCAGGACAAATTGACATTTTTAAACTGTTACCTAAAGCACCTGCCCATTTAGCTATAAATGGTCCTAGTGCAGCAAATCCTGTAACACCACCACCGATTGCTCCACTTTGTTCTGGATCAAATGTGTTATAGTAACTTTCAACTGTTGTTGTCTGAACGTTTACATATGTTGCTGTGTTACCAGCTGCATTCAATGGTGCTGTAGCACTTGTACTTGTTGTGTTAGCAGCACGAACAACGTTCAAAGCACTTGTATATGCTAAGAAGTTAGCTGCAGTATAGAATGCTTCAAAATTGTCATCGTCTGGTTTTTGAAACATATCTACGAGATTGTCTTGATCTGTAACCAACTTAATTTCTTCTATTGGCCCCCAATTGAACCTACCAGCAAACCCACCAGTAGAAGTACCAGCGGATACTACTACATTAGTAAGGTCAATTTCAGATGTGTTTACGCCAGGACTTACTTGAAAGGCCATATCTTCTCTCCATTAAATTTATTTTTTGAGTTTTTGTGCAAAGTATTTGTTACTCTATCAATATTTATAAATAACCATAGTTGATGAATAATATTTAGTGTAAGGTAAATATGAAGTTTCCTCAAAAAGCAATAGACCGTTTCAATGCTAAAATTAATAAATCTAGTAATTGTCACGAATGGAACGCTTCCAAACAAAAACAAGGTTATGGGATGTTCTCTTATGATGGAAAATCCAAACCAGCTCATAGATTTGCTTATCTTCTTCACAAAGGAGCCATCGCTGAAAATATGGTGGTTCACCAAACTTGTGAAAATAATAGTTGTGTAAATCCAGACCATCTTGTTTTACAAACTAAAAGTCAAAATAAAAAAAATTACAACTCTACTCATGTCAGTAAAGAGATGGTAGAAAAAAGTAGCGTTAAATTTCTTTATCGTCTTCGTAGTGTTAGACCAGAATTGGAAAAAGAAATTGATGCATTACTGTTGTTACTTGTTACTGAAAAGATGAAAGATGATGATGACTTTGGTTTTGAAGAAATAAAGAAAGAAAATTATCTCTAATAATATTCTCTCTGCCATTCTTGACCAGCAGGCTCCCACACGTTATCATCGCCTGGAATTGAGTGTTCATCTGGATCATTACCATCTTCGATAAACCCAAAAGGAATCATCTCTTCTTCTATCATTCTCATTTGTTCCGAAAACATTTTTTCTCTTATATCTTGGTTCGTGAGTTCTCTGAAGTACCTCTGTTGAACTAACCAAGAAAAGAGAACACAACACATCACCAAATCATCATGAGTTCCATCGTCTGCTTCCCACGATGTACTTTTTCCGATAAACGTTGTCAACTCACTTATTGTATCAAAATCTTCTATGATTAAGTTGTCTCTCTCTATCATGTCTTTGAGAGTTGCACAACCAATTCGTTTTACTTGTTTAGTGGTACGGATTCCCATTGATACATTTTTAGAAAAACCTCCACCAATCTGTTGACCATTTCTACCGTGCATTGTGACCATCATCATATTTTCGTATTCCATATCATGATAAAGTATGTCAGCTACTTGTTGTCCTATGTCGTTTACTTCCACTAAAACAAATGCTTCGTTGTATTTCTGAGCAGCTGTGAAAATAACATTAGGATATAACATTGGTGAAATATCATTTTTTCGGTACTTTGCAACTTGACGGTAAGGTTGCTTCGTTACATCAAACAAAGAAAATGCAGAGTAGTCAAGACCGACCCCTCTTGCAACATCACACACCATTACATAAGTATGTCCTAATATCGGTTCTTGGTAAACATCCAATCCACCTTGTTGATAAACTGGTGTTTTGTAAGCTAACGAAAGAAGTTTTTCCGTAGAAATAAGTGTGTTAGAACTACCTAAGAAAGAACATTCAAACTCT